ATGGCCGAGACCCAACTCTCCTCCCCGCGCATCCAATCTCTCCGCAAGCAGTGTGACCGCCGACTGGCGGCGCTCGAGCGCGAACGCGCCTCGTGGTTCGCCCATTGGCAGGAGCTGTCGAAGTACATCCTGCCGCGACGCGGCCGCTTCCTCGTCACGCCGAACCAGGGCGACAAGGGCGCCAAGCTCAACAGCGCCATCCTCGACGAGGCAGGCACCTTCGCCGCGCGCACCTTCGCCGCCGGCATGATGTCGGGCATCACCTCGCCGGCGCGGCCTTGGTTCCGCTTCACCCTCGGCAATCGCGATCCGCGCCGCGAGTCCAACGCCGTGCGCGCCTGGCTCGACGACGTGCGCCAGGCGACGCTCGACGCCTTCGCGCGGTCGAACGCCTACAACGCCCTGGGCTCGATCTACGAGGAGCTCGGCGTCTTCGGCACAGGCGCGATGCTGATCGACGAGGACGAGGAAGACGACATCCGCTGCTACGCGCTGACCGTGGGCGAGTATTACCTCGGCTCCTCGGCAAGGCTCGCCGTCGACACGCTCTATCGCGTCTTCCCGATGACGGTGGCGCAGCTCGTGCAGCGATTCGGGCTGGCGTGCTGCTCCGAGGACGTTCAGGCGATGTACCGGCGCGGCGATCTCGACGTCGAGCGCGAGGTCGTGCACGCCATCGAGCCCAACGATTCTCGGGTCGAGGGCAGCGCGCTTTCCGGGGACAAGCCGTTCCGCTCGGTCTATTTCGAGCGCGGCGCGCCGGCCGACGCGGTGCTCGCGGTCGGCGGCTACGACGACTTCCCGGCGATGTGCCCGCGCTGGACCACGGTGGGCAACGACGCCTATGGCCGTGGTCCGGGCATGGACGGGCTGCCGGCGGTGCGCACGGCGCAGCTGCTGGCCAAGCGCCACGCCGAGCTGATCGACAAGTCGACCCGCCCGCCGATGCAGGCGCCGGCGATGCTGAAGAACGAGCCGATGTCGTCGCTGCCCGGCGGCGTGACCTTCCTGCCTATCAACAGCGGCGACACCTACAAGCCGGCCTATGTCGTGTCACCGGCCGCGATCGTCGCCGTGCGCGAAGCGCAGAAGGAGGTGCGCCAGACGGTCAGCCGCGCCTTCTACGAGGACCTGTTCCTCATGCTCTCGCAGATGGACGGCATCCAGCCGCGCCAGAACCTGGAGGTGATCGAGCGGCGCGAGGAGAAGATGCTGATGCTGGGGCCGGCGCTCGAGCGCCTGCACGACGAGCTGCTCGACCGCTGCCTCAAGCGCGTGGTCGCTATTCTGCGGCGCCGCGACCGCCTGCCGCAGCCGCCGCGCGAGCTGATGGAGCGCGGTGCGGAGCTGCAGATCGAATACATCTCGGTGCTGGCGCAGGCACAGAAGTCCGTTGGGCTGACTTCGATCGAGCGCCTGCTGGCCTTCGTTGGCAACCAGGCCGCGGTGAACCCGGCGGTGCTCGACAAGATCGATCAGGACCGCGCTATCGAGGTCTACGCCGACATGCTCAACGCGCCACCCGACATCCTGGTCGCCAACGACCAGGTCGAAGCCGTCCGCCAGCGGCGCGCGCAGCAACAGCAGCAGACGCAGGCGACCGAGATGGCGATGACCGTGGCCAAGGGCGCCAAGGTGCTGAGCGAGACAGAGGTCGGCGGCGGCGCCAACGCGCTGCAGCGCATGACCGGCATGATGGGGGCGTCGTGATGGCCCTCACCATTTCCTTCCCCCGGAGGGGGAAGGTGGCGCGCGCAGCGCGACGGAAGGGGGATGTCTCAACGACTCCCGTGTCCGTCTTCGACATCCCCCTTCCGCCCTTCGGGCACCTTCCCCCTCCGGGGGAAGGAGGATCGTCATGACCCGCGTCGCCGTCTGCGTTCCCTCGGGTGAGCTGCTGCACGCCGATTTCGCGCTGTCGCTGGCGGCCCTGCTGCGCCAGACCCGCGTCGAGCGCATCAGCCTGTTCAACCAGCGCATGTCGCTGCTGCCCGAATCGCGCAATGCGTTGACGCGCGATGCGCTGGCTGATGACGCCACGCACATCCTGTGGCTCGACAGCGACATGATCGTGCCGTCGATCGCGCTCGATCGCTTGCTCGCGCACGACGCGCCGATCGTCGGCGCGACCTATCTCAGACGCACGCCGCCGCATCGCCTGCTGGGTGAACCCGACGCCAATCAGTGCGGCGCGCCCGAGGGCATGACGCGCATGGTCTCGATGCCCTTTGGCTGCCTGCTGGTGCGCGCGGAGGTGTTTCGCGCCATGGTCGAGCCGTGGTTCCGGCTCGACTACGAGGGCGCGCGACCGATCGGCGAGGACATCGGCTTCTGCCACCGCGCGCGGCCTTTGATCGCCGACGCGATTTTCAACGACGACTGGCTGACCACCGAGATTGCGCATATCGGCGCGACGGCGCATCGGTGGCGGGTGCCGGGCTCTGTCGCGGCGCCTGTTCAGCCGCCGAGCACGTCGTCCCAGCCGTCGAACACATTGCCGTTCCAGACGACCCGCCTGTCCTTGTCGTAGGACGCGCCGGTCACGAAGTCCTCGGCGCGATCCCAATCCCATGTCACGAATCGGTCGCTGACGGCGTCATGCAGGATCGCCGGCTGGAACGGATCGAAATCCGTCATCGGCTTAAGCCCGGCAGGAGGCGTGCTCATGGTGCTCTCCAGTCGCGGATGTCCTCGGTCCAGCGCCACGGCGTTCCTCGAGGTCCCGCATGACGCTGGCGGGCGCGTCCCGCTCCGGAGACGGCCCAGGGTGAGTTGACGGCAACCAGCGGTGCCGCGCTGTGCAATACGGAACAGATTCGGTCGCGCGCGGCTCCTAGGTTATCCGCCGCCGGGGCTCGCGACCCCGCGCCAATGGCGCGCGCCGCTCGTCGAAAGCTCCCCAAGGATCCGCCCGCGCCACGCGAGGAAACGATGTCGCTGTCCGATGAGGTCCGGATCCGTGCCGTGCTGCTGCGCGTGGCCGACGAAACGACCGCGGGCGCGCTGTCCGACGAACAGGCGCGCGCGCTGATCGAGACGGCGCTGCCCGGCATCGCATGGTCGGCGATCGAGGTGATGGCGGAGCGCATGGCCGCCAAGCTCGAGCGGGAATTCAATTTTCATGACGAGCTTCAGCTTCTGTGCGAACCGATCTGGCGGGAGTTCCCGGCCCTCAACGTCTACGAGGCCATCGCGCTCCTCGCTTCGCGCGGCGATCTGCGCGCCGCCGAAATACTCGCCGCCAACCATCTCGGGGCGGAGCCGCCGGAGTAACGCGGATCGGGGCTTGCCGATCGGCGGCGTCAGTCGTGGACGACGAGGCGCAGCAGCGAGGAATGGACCTTGAGCGAGCCGTTGTACTCGATCATCCCGAGCCGGCGGAACTTGTTCATGAAGAAGTTGATGCGCCCGCGCGTCGTGCCGATGCGCGCCGCCAGCAGGTCCTGACTGACCCTCGGCACCACGCTCTCCAGCTTGCCGTCCTTGCCGAAGTCGGCGAGGAACAGCAGCAGGCGCGCCAGCCGACGCTCGCTCGAATTGAACAGCTGGTCGATCAGGTCGGCCTCGATGCGGGCGCTGCGCGACAAGAGGAAGTTCGTGAAGGTTTCGGCCAGCGCGTGCTCCTTGTGCAGCACCCGCACCATGGTCTCCTTCTCGATCCGCGTGATCGTCACGGCCGCCATCGCGGTCGCCGAGGAGATGTGGATGATCTGACCGGCGAGGCAGCCTTCGCCGATGAAATCGCCCGGCCCGAGCATCGCGATCACCGCCTCCTTGCCCTGGCTGGAGACGACGCTGAGCTGGACGCGACCTTTCTCGATATGGAACAGCGCCACGCAGGGCTCGCCCTGGCGGAAGATGCTGGCCTTGGCCTTGTACTTGAGGAGCGCGCGGCCGCTGCCGGCGGAGGTCAGGAAGGACCGCGCATCGAAAGTGCTGGCTGGCGCGCTCGGCGCGACCTCGGCCTTGCGTCTCGGCGGCGCATTGCGGCGCGTCCGGGGCGCTGACTTGGCCGTGCGATGCTTCGCTCGCGCCATCCGTCTGTGTCCTCCCGGTTGGTTCTCACAATCCTGACGAAAACGTGACCGAGAACTGCCCGATGGAATGTTCAATTGTGAACAGCCGATATCGCAGGACTGTACTCCAATTCACCGGGCAACGCTGGCAGGTTTCGCTCCTCATCGGGCCTGTCAGCCGCCGGTTTCGTCGTGGCCTTGCTTTCTCTCTCGCGTCGTCGGCCGCGACAGTCGCCCGTCGCCGTACCACCCAGGGGCGACGGGCGTGCTGCCCGGCCCGGCCAGGGCTGCGAACAGCCGGCAACGCTGCGTCGTATCCGCGCCCAGCACGATTCAACGCCGCTCGAGCAGCATTGTCATGGCCACAGGCAAGCAAGAACCCCATCGCCTTCTCAAGGCCGATCACCGCATGGTCGAGGAGCTTTTCGCTGCCGTCGACAAGGCGCACGAGGGCGTTAGCAAGACGGCGCCAAGATGCTGATCGGAGAGATCGCGGACGGCGACCCGGGCGACGACTTTTACGAGGCCAAGGTCACGGTGCTGGGCGAGATGATGGCGGATGAACAGCAATGGCTGCTCGCGCGGTGGGAAGCCGAGCGTCCGACGATCCCCGACACACCGACCTTCGCCATCACCAGCCAGGGCTAGAAAGACCGCTCCCGCCATGCCGGCTTGCACGGCGGGAGTAGTCCTGACGAGTGCGGGCTTACGAGGTGCGCCAGACGCCGTACTGGTCGTAGTAGCCTTCGCTGCGGCGGCGCTCGACGCGATCATCGACGCCGTTGCGATCCTGGTCGATCCAGCCCGGCGGGTTGTTGGGATTCGTCGGGCTGCCCGCGACACGGTCATCGACACCATCGCGGTTGCGATCGACGAAACCCGGCGGATTGTTGGCCGAACCATAGGGCGTGGCGCTGTACTGGGTGCAGGCACCCAGCGCGACGGTGGCGACTGTCGCCATCAACAAGGCGCGCAACATGGACTTCTCCTGGCCGCCTGAAACGTGGCGGACGGTGCCGAAAGGATTTCGGGTGATGTTCCGGTAACGCGCGCAAGCGGCACAAGTTGCCGGTCGCTCCGACTCGTCAGGGCCTCGGCTCGACAAAGCGTTGAATGAACGCCGATTTAGACGCACATCGGGTGCTCATGATTCCTCATGGATGATCACAAAAGACTGATCCATCGCAGCCCTTGAAGACCGAACAGCGTTAACCCAATTGGCGCTGAGCGGCCCCACGCGTCAGCGATGGCGGCACGCCAATAAGCAAGAACAACGCCCCATACCATGTCACATTGGAGTAAGCGGTTATGAAGAAGACCATGATTGCGGCGTTCGCCGTCGCGCTCGTCGGTGGTACCAGCGCTGCGCTGGCGGAAGGCAGTCCCGACCTCAACCGGCCGTTCGGCGCCCCGCGCATCTACAGCGCGCCGCCGTCGCTCGCGACCGCCGGCCCGATCGCCAGCGACGCCGACGCCACCGCGCGCCTGCAGGCCGACGGCTATCGCGCCATCAACCTGATGCGCGCCAGCGACGGCGGCTGGCACGGCACCGCGATCCGTGGCTCGGCCAGGGTGAACGTCCACGTCGGCCAGGACGGTCGCGTGGTCACCCGCTAAGTGTAAGCGTCAAGTGTTAGCGTAGTAAGCGTTCGAGTCTAAGAACACCCGCTGTGCGCCGCACGGTGGGTGTTTTTGCGCGCGGCTCAATTGCTCTTGAGAATTCGCGCGGCGGCGTCGGCGAAGACCTGACAGCCCAGCACGATGTCGGCGTCGGCGGTGTTCTCGGTGAAGTGATGCGAGATGCCGCCGATCGAGGGCACGAACATCATCGCCGAGGGCAAGCGCTGCGCCAGGATTTGCGCGTCGTGGCCGGCGCCGGACGGCATGCGCATATGGGCGCCGGGTGCGTGCGTCTCGGCGGCCGCGTCGAACGCGTCCTGCATGCGCTCGTCCATCGGTGCCGGCATGGTGCGCGAGACGCCCAGAACCTCGACGGAGCAGGGGCCCTTGGCATTGGCCTGGGCGACGAGCTCGGTCGCGGCCGCTTCGAGGCGCGCCAGGATGGCGGGATCGGCGTCGCGGAACTGCAGGGTCATCTCGGCGCGGCCGGGAATGATCGCCGGCGCGCCGGGCTCGATCAGCATGCGGCCGATTGTCCACACGCTGCGCGGCCCGACCAAAGCGGGGAAGGCGTCATGGATCGCGTTCGCCAGTCGCACCATGGCGACGCCGGCGTCCTTGCGGATCGGCATCGGCGTGGTGCCGGCATGATTCTGGATGCCTGTGAAGGCGATGCGCATCGCGAAGATGCCGACGATCGCCGTCACCACACCGATGCGCTTGCCGGTCGCCTCGAGCAGTCCACCTTGCTCGATATGGGCCTCGAGATAGCCGCGATAGCGACCGTCCTCGAGCTGCGCGCGTGGCACGTTCGCCAGCCCCGCCGCCGCCAGCGCGTCGCGCAGCGTCTTCGACGCGTCCTCACGGAAGCGCGCGGCGTCGATATCGGCCTCGCTCAGCCGGCCGGTGAAGGAGCGGCTGCCGGTCATGCTGCTCCAGTGGCCTTCCTCGTCGGCCCAGGACGCGACATCGACGGCGAGATCCTTGGTCTCGGGATCCTCGGCCAACGCGCGCACCACCTCCAGGCCGTAGATCACGCCCATCACGCCGTCGAGCCAGCCGCCGCGCGGCTGGGTGTCGGTGTGCGAGCCCATCAGCAGGCGCGGCCCGCTCTTGGGGCTGCGGCCGATCACGTTGCCGATGCCGTCGATCACCGGATCGAGCCCGGCCTCGCGCATGCGCTGGGCCAGCCAGTGGCGGCTCTCGACGTCCTGCGGCGACAGATGCGGGCGGTGCACCCCGGTCTCGTAGCGGCCGAAATCGGCGATGCGCCTCAGATCGGCCAGCAGTCGTTCACCGTTGATCCTGGGCATGGCTCCGTCCTCTCTCTGGGCGACGTCCGGTTGCTAGCAAAGAGCATACCGGCCAATCGGCATCTGCGGCTATTCAACCTGAGGCAGCTTGATCGCGGGAGTCCTCGCTCCGCACCATGGCGGCATGACGAGCCATGTTCCGCGCGCACCGGTCGCTCCGGCTATCGGCCTCGCGCTTGCCGGTTGCGGCCACGGCGCCAGCCCGATGGCGGGGGCGCCGGAGGAGTCGCTGGTCGCCGGATTTGGCGACGAGACCGACGAGCGACGTCGCGCCCAGCGGGAGGAGTGCCTGGGCCGGGAGATCGAGCGCCTCGATGACAGAGTCTCCGGCGCCGGCACGGTGGCGCGCGCCGCCATCGAGCTCTGCCGCGTACATGCGGTGTCGCGTCCCACCGACAGCCGGGGTCGGCCGCTGCCCGAATCCGTCAGAGGCGACATCGAACGGGCGACGGTGATCGTGCTGGAAAAGCGCGCCGCACAAGGATCCGATCGGCCTATTCGGCGCTCGTAGCGGCGGAAATCGGCTCTTTCGAACTCTCGCGGTATCTTGTCGCAGCACGTCCGATCGCGTGCGGCGGCCCGGCGGTCGTCGATCTCTCCACTGTCAATGCGGCGGGGCGCCGGACCCGTTCGCCGGAGGTCGCATGACCGATAGCACCGCGCGTGCACCGTTCGATCCCAACGATCAGAAGCAGGTGCAGGACCGCGCCCGCCACGCCAAGGACCGTCAGCGCGACAGCGACCAGGCGATCAAGGCCTTCATGTCCCACCAGGCCGGCCGCGCCTGGGTCTGGGACCACCTCTCAGCCTGCGGCCTCTACCGCATGTCGGCGCGCGCCGGCGATGCGCACATGACCTACTTCCACGAGGGCGAGCGCAATATCGGCCTGCGTCTGCTGGCGCAGCTGCAACGCGCCTGTCCCGATCTCTATGCCACCATGACCGAGGAGAACACCGGTGACTGACGCCCCCGAAATCACGCAGCCCACCAACGTGCTCGCCGACGCAGGCGACACGCCGCCACCCACGAAGGAGGAACCCGATGCGCCGGCTGGTGCTACCCCCGAAGCCGAAGCCCAAACGCCCGACGTCAAAGCACAAGACGCCGCGCCCCCCACCTACAGCGACTTCACGCTGCCGGACGGCGTCGAAGTCGATAGCGAAACGCTGAGCGAGGCGCGCACCTTGCTGGGCGAGATGAAGCTGCCGCAGGAGCAGGCGCAGCGCCTGGTCGATTTCTACGCCGGCAAGATCCGCCAGTTCGGCGCCACCCAGATGGAGAGCTGGGTGAGGCTCAACGAGAAGTGGGTCGGCGACTTCAAGGCCGACAAGGAGATCGGCGGTGAGCGCGTGGAGGAGACGGTGGCCGCGGCGACGCGCGCGATGGAGCGCTTCGGCACGCCCGGCCTGCGTGAGGCGCTGATCATGACCGGCGCCGGCAACCATCCCGAAGTGATCCGCTTCGTCGCCCGCGTCGGCCGTGCCACTACCGAGGACCGCTTTGTCGTCGCCGCCGGCGCCAGCGCCGGCGGTACACGCAGCGCCGCCGAGGTGCTCTACCCGGCGCAGCGCGGGGAGAACTAGCCCCGCTGCTGAAGTCGCATACGGCCATCGGTCTCTGGTCTGCCGCCGAGACGCCGCGCAAGGATGGCGGCTCTCGGCGAAGACGGCGTGAGGTCGATGGTGGCGGCGAACGTCGGGGCCATCGCCGCCGCCGCGCGCAGGCCGGCTCGCAACGCGGCGATGCTCGGCGCCCGCGCGACGACACCGAAATCCCAGCGCAAATCGCCCGACTGGTCGAGGAAAGCGCCTATACGCAGCTTGGCGATGAGCCGGTTCTGCGTATCCCATCGACGCTCGACCAGGCTGAGGCATGCGCCCTGTGTCGAACCCGAAACCGGTCCCGCTCCGGCGCCGAAGGAGGAGCGGCCCGGCGCCCAGCTCGATGTGACGGGTGCGAAGATAACGCCGCGCACAATATCTGGCGCCGGTAGCAGACGGGACGGCGCGATCGCCAAGAGCCGCTCCAGCGAGTCGACGCGTCCGGCGTCGGCGCCGTTTCCGATCAGGCGCTCGACGGCGCGACGGAAAGAGACCCGCGGGCAGGGTGCCCCTTCATCGGCCACCATGGCCGCGAAGGACGCGAAGGCGTCGAGCCCTGATGGAGCCGGGGTGCTCAAATCTGCTCGACCACAGCCACGACCATTCCCTTCTGAAGCCGCACTAGATTGGCGCACTGTTCACCAGCGATAGCGCCGGGCAGCGTCCACGCGGTGAAGATCTTCAGGCCGCCCGTCACGCGTTCCACACGGCGCACGTCCAGCCGGTAGCCGCGATGGGCGATCGCGCTCGCCATCGAGGCGATGTAGCGACGCGCGCCGTCGAGATTGAAGGACTTCGTGCGCTCGACATCGCGCGCCGCCGTGGCGCGCCACTCGACCTTCAAGTCGAGCATGCGGATGGCCTGATCCGCCTGGCCGGCGGCGAGGGTCTTGAAGGCGTCAACGACCCGCGTCTCTTCATGGTTGAGCGCGGTGGTGATGATGGGTCCCTGTTGCATGGTGCGCAGCCCCCAAGTGCCGATCAATACATCGTCGAGTATGCCTCGGGCGTGGAGTCGCCGCCAACCGAATCGGCCGCCGACGTCTGGAGTGGCGGCGAGCGGCGCTCGGAGGAGCAGAAGAAGTTGTTGTCCCACAGCGCTTTCGTGGGCCCGTTTGTCGCGCGTAGCGGCGGAAATGGAATCGCGTGAACGTCGCGCGTATCATCCGCGTCATGTCCAGCGTGGTCGAGGCCGACCAAGGGCTCTAGCGGTGATCGTGCGGCACGCACGGCATCCGCCGCCGCCCAGGCCTCAGGTCCCGCGACACGAAACCTTTACCGCAAGACAGACGCGGCCCGCCGACGCGTGGCCGCAAGGAGCAGATTCATGCCCGCTATCGGCAACAACAGCCTGACGCTCGCCGATCACGCCAAGCGCCAGGATGCCAACGGCAAGGTGGCGAAGATCGTCGAGATTCTCGGCCAGACCAACGAGATCCTCACCGACATGCTGTGGCTCGAGGGCAACCTCGCCACCGGCCACAGGACCACGGTGCGCGCCGGACTGCCGTCCGCCACCTGGCGCCTGCTGAACTACGGCGTGCCCAAGGGCAAGAGCACCACGGCGCAGGTCACCGACGCCTGCGGCATGCTGGAGATCTACAGCGAGATCGACTGCGCGCTCGCCAACCTCAACGGCAACACCGCCGAGTTCCGCCTCAGCGAGGATCGCGCCTTCCTCGAAGGCATGAACCAGCAGATGGCGACGACGCTGTTCTACGGCAACCAGGCGACCAACCCCGAGCGCATCACGGGACTGGCGCCGCGCTACAACTCGCTCTCGGCCGGCAACGGCGTCAACGTCATCGACGCCGGCGGCGTGGGCACCGACAACACCTCGATCTGGCTCGTGGTGTGGGGCGACCAGTCGTGCCACGGCATCTTCCCCAAGGGCAGCAAGGCCGGCCTGTCGCACACCGACAAGGGCCAGCAGACGGTGCTCGACGCCGACGGCAACCAGTTCGAGGCCTACCGCACCCACTTCAAGTGGGACTCCGGTCTCAGCCTGCGCGACTGGCGCTACGTCGTGCGCATCGCCAACATCGATGTCAGCGACCTGTCCGGCGCCACGCCGGCCAACCTGATCAACCTGCTGATCCGCGCCGTGCACAAGCTGCCCAATACGCGCATGGGCCGGCCGGCGATCTACTGCAACCGCGCCGTCGCCACCTGGCTCGACATCCAGGCGCTCAACAAGACCAACGTCAACCTGCGCTACGCCGAGGTCTTCGGTGAGGAAGTGCTGACGTTCCGCAAGATCCCGGTCCGCATCTGCGACGCCATCGTCAACAACGAGTCGCGCGTGACCTGATTTTCCTTCTCCCCGCGAAGGCGGGGAGAAGGTGCCCGAAGGGCGGATGAGGGGCTTTGCGGCCTTTCAACACCCACAGCCGGGACGTTGCGCGAGGAAGCCCCTCATCCGCCTCGCTCACGCTCGGCACCTTCTCCCCGCATGCGCGGGGAGAAGGCCAGACATCCAAACGGAGTTACCCATGATCTTCGACAAGCAGAATCTCTTCAGCAACGACCAGGCCGTCACCAACAGTCAGGCCTCGACGAACTACATCGATCTCGGTGTGTCGCGCGACATCGGCAACGGCACGCCGATCGAGGTCTTCGCCATCATGACCGCGGCGGCGCAGTCGGCCGGCGCCTCCACGCTCGTCGCGGCGATCGAGACCGACACGCAGTCGAGCTTCGCCACCAAGGTGACGCTGGCGCAGACCTCGGCGATCGCCAAGGCCTCGCTGGTGCAGGGCTTCGAGTTCCTCAAGATGAAGCTGCCGCAGGGCGTTCAGCGCTACGTGCAGCTCTCCTACACCATCGGCACCGCCGATCTGACCGCCGGCACGATCCGCGCCGGCCTCGTCCTCGATCGTCAGGCACAGGCGCACTACGCCAGCGGCCTCAACGTCTCCGGCTTCTGATCCCTGCGACCGCCGCCGGCCTCACCGGCGGCGGCCTCTCTCTTTCCCGCGAGGTAAGCGATGTCCGACCATCCCGTCTACTCCACCCCGGTGCGTTATCGCGTGCTGACCGACGCCTATATCGACGACGTCTACTACCCGGCGTCGACCGATCTGGTGTCGATGTTCGTCGACTATGCCGGCCATCCCGGCACGGCGCTCGAGCCGATCGACGACGAAGGCCGGCGGCGCCAGGCCGCCTATTTCGCCAAGCGCGGCACGACCGCCGAGCGCGCCCTCTCCGAGAAGACTCGCCTGACCCACGGCGTCTTCGACACCGGCGCGCTGAGCGTGGCGCCGGGTGGTCCGCCGCCGTCGAGCCCCGGTCACGCCGCGCCGGCGCAGCCGGTCGAGATCCCGATGGGTTGGCAGACCTTCAGTGCCGGTGCGCGCGTTCTGCTGGCCGCGAAACTCGGCGCGCCCGAGACCTGCGACAGCGCGTCGTTGGCCAGCGACTTCATCGACGCCGAGATCGCGCGCCGCGCGGCCGCGATCCAGGAGGGTTGAACGATGCAGCTCGAAACACACGACGATCGCAAGGTAGCGGACGTCAATCCGCTGCCGGTCAAGATCGCCGTCGACATCGCGGCCGAGTACGAGACCGTCGCGGCGTCGCAGACCGACCAGGTGCTCGGCGCGACCGGCGCGACCGGCGATCTGCTGGCGCGGCTGCTGGTCGTGCCGGCTACCACCTCGCCCGGCGTGGTGCAGATCAAGGACGGCGCCGGCGCGGCGATCACCGTCTTCACCGGCGGCGCCTCGAGCGTCACCAGCCTCGTGCCGTTCTCGATCCCGCTGAACCTCTACAGCCTCACCGGCTCGTGGAAGGTCACGACGGGGGCCAACGTGTCGGTGCTCGCGGCCGGTAACTTCACCTAGGAGCGCGCCGTGAGCATCAGCAACACCACTGAGAACGCGATCCTCAACCTCGTGTTCCGGGCGACGGCATGGGCGAACTACGCCGACAACGCCGCCGCCTCGCCGCAGACCAACGTCGACTTCGCCCTGGCGACCGCCGATCCCGGCGATGGCGGAACGATGAGCACGTCGGAGGCGACCTACACCAGCTACGCCCGTACGGCGGTCGCGCGCTCCGGCTCGGGCTTTGGCGCCGCCAGCGGTGGCTCGATCAGCCCGGTGGCGGCGATCACCTTCCCCGCGGGCACCGGCGGCTCGGGCACGGTCACGCATTTCAGCGCCGGCAAGACCGGCGGTGGCGCGGCCGACATTCTGTGGAGCGGCACGGTCACGCCCAACATCGTCACCGGCAACGGCATCACGCCCGAGCTGACGACGGCCACAACGATCACGTTGGACTGAGCCATGTTCGCAGCTTTCCGCAGACTGTTCCGCAAGACGCCGCCGGTGATCCCGCAGGCGGTGGTGCGCGCGGCCGGCACGGCCGGCGCCGCACGCGGCCTGGCGCCTGGCATGCTCGACATGGAGACGGTGATGACCGCGGCCAGCGCGCAAGCGCGCCACGAGGGCATCACCGACGTCGATGTGATCCGCAAGCGCAAGCTGGTGGCGCGCGCCGCGCTGAAGGCCGCGCGGCACGAAGCGTCGATAACCGGACGTCCCTCGTCGTTCCGGATCGGCGCGCAGACTTTCACGGTGACGGCGCCATGAACGCGCTGCACCGCGCCCTGATCGAGCTCGACGTGAAGGCGGCTTGCGCGGCCTGGCGCGCCGCCGCTCCCCATCTGCCGCAGCCGGCGACTGATGCGGACGCGCTGGCCTGCCTGCACATGGCGCGCACACAGGCGGAAACCATCGTGCTTGGGCTGCGCTTCTACTCGCATCGCTGGCTGCTCGACCACGGCTATCCCTCGCAACTGCCGGACCGTCTCAAGCCGAGCGCCGAGCGGATGTATCCGCGCGCGGTCGATGCCGTGGGCGTGGCGGTGCGCTCGCAGGTGCCTGAGGTGCGCGCGGCGATCGAGGGCGCGATGTCCGACGCGGCGGCCGATTGCTACGCCAACGGCGACCGCGATCCGCGCGTCGTCAAACCACAGATGATGGCGGCGCGCGCCCGTGAGCGGCGCGCCCTGATGCTCCCCCCTATCGAGGTGATGTGATGCGTTGGCAATCCGTGCACAGCGGGCGCCTCGAGCGCTGGCTCGGCGCCGAGCGCGTCGAGCATCTGTCGAGCCAGTTCAAGGACTGGTACGGCCCGCCGGTCAACCTGACCGACGTTCCGGGTAGTGTGTGGGTGGCGCCGGGCGGCGGCTTCGTCGGTCGCTTCGAGCGCGGCTTCTTCCACTCGGCGGCCGATGCGTTGCGCGATCATCTGCGTGATCTGTGGAAGGCGGCCGGCAAGCCCGCCTATTGCGGCGTCGGCTTCGCCAGCATCAGCGACGCGCTACTGCGCGCCAGCTCGGGCAACCGGCAGACGCTCAACGGCACCGTCAGCAAGAGCGGCCCGACTGGCGTCGTGGGCGTCGCGTCCTCGTTGTGGCGGGTCGGCGCGATGCCGGCGGCCGGCGCCGCGGGCTCGGCCGCGCCGGGCGGCCGCGTGCCGGACAAGGCGACTACCGGCGCGATGGCCTTCAACAACCCGAGCAGCGGCACCCTGCACCTGACGGGCGCCGACTTCTCGGCCAGCATCATCAACAACGCGGTCATGCTCTACGACCGCATCTTCGACGTCGCCAAGACGATGAACTCGACGGCCACCGAAGCGGTGACCGGCGCGCCGACGCGCTACCAGTCGAGCACGATCACCGACGCGGACTACGCCGGCGGCAACTTCCTGTTCATCGAGGTCGGCGGCACCGCGCTGGCGGCGACGGCGCACAACTGGACCACGTGCCTGTATCGCAACCAGGCGAACACCGACAACGTGACCCTGCCCAGCGTCACCGGCGTCAGCGGCGCCATCGTCGATCGCTTCGACATGCCGGCGAACACGTGGTTCTGCCCGCTCGCCACGGGCGACACCGGCATCAAGGATCTGGCGCAGATGCAGTGCTCGGCGCTGGTCGCCACCGGCGCGATCAACTTCGTCATCGGCCATCCGATCGGCGTGATGAGCTTCCCGGTCATCAACACGCTGTTGCCCTACGACTGGCTGACCAACCGCGACCAGGCGCCGCGCGTCTTCAACGACGCCTGCCTGGCGCTGCTCGAGCTGCCCAAGCCGGCGACGACGGCGACGACGTACAACGGCCTGATCTACGTCACCTCGGCGGCGCCGTAGCCATGGAACAGCGGTTCCAGTTCAACAACGGTCAGCTCGTCAGATCGCCGCTCGCGATCCTGTGGCAGGTCGGCTCGCCGCGCGATCCGGTCATTCCGGGCCTGCCGCTCGAAGACCTCGTATCGGGCAACGCCGACGCGGCAGGCACGGCGAGCGGCATCGGCATCGCGACAGGCGTCGGCCGGTCGATCGCGCGTGACGACGCCACCGCGTCGGCTGTCGGCATCGCCACCGCGGTCGGCCGCGCCCGTGCTCGATCGTCGGGCGCGGCCAGCGGCGTCGGCGCGGCCAGTGCGGCTGGGCGTGGTCTTGGCCGGTCCAGCGGCTCGGCGAGCGGGTTCGGCTCTGTCATCGGCATCGGGCGCTCGCGGACGCGCGCGCCAGGGTCCGCGACCAGTATCGGTACGGCGTCAGGCGTTGGGCGGTCCCGTGCCCGAGCGGATGCGGCGGCCAGTGGGCTCGGCGCGGCCTCTGGTGTCGGCCGTTCGACGGCGCTCGCCGTCGGCAATGCCAGTGCGACCGGCGCGCCAAGCGGCGTCGGCGTGCGGAAGCTGCGTGGCGATGGCGCGGCGAGCGGCTTCGGCTCGGCCGCGGCGATGACGGCGGCGCCCGGCGGCACCGATGACGCCGTGGCGGCTCGGTCCGGCGAGCAGCCGATCAATCTCACCGCAAGGAGGTAGGCATGGCATCGGCGATTCAGATCTGCAACATGGCGCTGTCGCGGCTCGGCACGCGCGCGACCATCGCGGCGTTGACCGAGGCGAGCGAAGAGGCGCGCATCTGCAACGCGCACTTCACGCAGGTGCGCGACGAGCTGCTGCGTCAATACGACTGGAACTTCGCCCGTCGCGTCGAGACGCTGGCCGAGCGCGAGGAGGATCCGCCGGCGGGCTGGAGCTACTGCTACAGCGTGCCCAACAAATGCGCGCGGTTCCGCGGCATCTGGTCGGGCCCGCTCGTGACCGGCGTGCCGGCCGACTGGGCGCTGGGCGGTATCGCCGATGCCAGCGACAACGATGCGGTCGCGATCTTCACCAACCAGTCCGGAGCCGTGGGCGTCTACACGCGCGTCGTCGAGAACACGGAGCTGTTCTCGGTCGGCTTCGTCTTCGCGCTGACCTGGCGGCTGGCCGAGGCGGTCGCGCTGCCGATCACCAGCAAGGAGTCGATCGCCGAGGCGATCGCCCGGCGCGCGCCGATGAAGGCGGCCGAGGGCTTCGCGATGGATGCCAACGAGGGCATCACCACGACGCATCAGCAGGTTCCCGACTTCCTGTCGGCGCGCGGCTACGCGGAGTAGGGCGATGGGCATGCCGTTGATCCAGCCATCCTTCGCCGCCGGCGAGATCGCGCCCGCGCTGCACGCGCGCGTCGATCTCGCCAAGTACCAGATCGGGCTCGCCACCTGCCTGAACTGGATGATCATGGCGCAGGGCGGGGCGCAGAACCGGCCCGGCACGCTGTGGGTCGGCCCCTGCCTTGACCATGCCACGCGCTCGCGCCTGATCCCGTTCCAGTTCAGCACGACACAGGCTTACGCGCTGGAGTTCGGCGCGCAGAAGATGCGCGTGATCAAGGATGGCGGCTACGTCACCGAGACCGCCAAGGCCATCGTATCGATCACTCAAGCCAATCCCGCGGTGGTCGAGATCACCGGCCATGGCTGGTCGAACGGCGACCGCATCTTTCTCGCCGGCATCGGCGGCATGAGCGAGCTCAATGGCCGTTACGCCACGATCGCCGGCGTCACCGCCAACACGCTGCAGCTCCAGGGCATCGACAGCGGCGGTTACGGCGCTTTCACCGTGGGCGGCACCGCCGCGCGGCTCTACACGCTGGCGACGCCCTATGCCGCCGCCGATCTGCCGCGCCTGAAGTTCACGCAATCGGCCGACACCATGACCTTGACGCATCCGGGCTACGCGCCGCGTGACTTGACGCGCACGGGTCACGCCAGCTGGTCGCTCAACACCATCACCTTCGCCGCCGAGCAGGTCGCGCCGACTGGCTGCGCCGCGACGCCGAGCTCGGTGAGCGGCGCGACCGCCTGGACCTACTGCGTGACCGCCGTCAATGCCGACACGGGCGAGGAGTCGCTGCCGTCGTTGGGCGGCGCCTGCACGTTCAAGGCTGAGTCGGACTGGAACGCCTCCGCGGGTGACTACATCGTCGTGACCTGGACGAACGTGGCGGCGGCACCGTCCGGTGCTCCCGCGACCTACAACGTCTACAAGCTGCGCAACGGCATCTTCGGATTCATTGGCAACGCCGGCAGCGGCGCCATGGGCTTCATCGACGACAAGATCAGGGCCGACACCACCGACGCGCCGCCGGGCCAGCGCAACCCTTTCAGCGGCTCGAACGAGTATCCGGGCTGCGTCAACTACCACGAGCAGCGCAAGTTCTTCGGCGGCTCGAGCGCCAAGCCGCAGACGATTTGGGCGACGGCCTCGGGATCATACAAGAACATGAACGTCTCGACGCCGACGCAGGACGACGACGCCATCGTGCGTACGATCGCGTCACGGCAGGTCAACGAGATTCGCCATCTCGTCAGCATGGGCGCGCTGATCGTCTTCACCTCGGGTGCGGAGTGGATGTGCTGGCCGGGCAGCCAGTCCGACGTGCTGACGCCGGCCAACACCAATCTGCGCGCGCAATCCTACGCCGGCTCGAGCCACGTGCCGCCGATCGTCGTCAACGACTCGATCCTGTTCGTGCAGGAGAAGGGTTCGATCGTGCGCGACCTGAAGTACCAGTTCGAGAGCGACGGTTGGACCGGCGTCGATCTCTCGGTGCTGGCCTCGCATCTCTTCGAAAGCCGCGCGATCGAGGAGTGGGCCTGGGCGCAGGTGCCGCACAAGATCGTCTGGGCGGTGCGCGACGACGGCGTGCTGCTGGCGCTGACCTACATGCGCGAGCACGAGGTCTTCGCCTGGGCGCGCCATGTCACCGACGGCATTGTCGAATCGGTGTGCACGATCGGCGAGGGCGACGAGGACGTGCTGTACCTCGCCGTCGCGCGCGTGATCGGCGGCCAGATCGTGCGCTACGTCGAGCGGCTGCAGAGCCGACGTTTCGCGCGGCTGCGCGACGCCTGGTTCCTCGACTGCGCGCTGGCCTACGACGGCAACAACGCGGTGAGCGACGATACGCTCAGGATCACCGGCGCCAGCTACGCCATGGGCGCGACGGTGACGCTGCAAGCCACCGGGCACGCGCCATTCACCGCGGCACTGGTCGGACGCCAGTACGAGCTGCGCGCCGACGACGCGAAAGTCCGGGTAACGGTCACGGCTTATGGCGACGCCGATACGCTGACAGCGCGGCTGGAAACCAACGCACCCGAGGCGCTGCGCGACATCGCCACCGCCGACTGGGCGCTGCTGGCAAGCGGCGTGGGCGGGCTGTGGCATCTCGAGGGCCGCGCCGTCGACATCTTCGCCGACGGCAACAAGATGCCGGGGCAGACCGTGGTCGACGGCCGGGTGACGCTGGAGCGCGCCGCCTCGCGCGCCCTGGTCGGGCTGCCCTACGATTGCGACCTCGAGACCCTGAACGTCGATGCCGGGCAGCCCACGCTGCAGGGTCGCCGCACGCGTGTCGGCACCGTCACCCTGCGCCTGCTGGACTCCCGCGGCCTGCTGGCCGGCCCCGATTTGGACGCGTTGACCGAGATGAAGGAGCGCGCGACGGAGCCCTATGGCGAGCCGATCGCGCTCTACACCGGCGATCGCGAGGTGCTGATCGAGCCGCGCTGGAACGACGGCGGCCGCGTCCACCTGCGCGCCACGCCCGGCCTGCCGGCCACCGTGCTGGCGATCATCCCGAGGATCGACGCCGGTGGTTGAGGTTGCACACAAAACTGCCTTCCCCCGGAAGGAGAAGGCAGAGATCGCAATCGTGCCGGCGACCGACGCGCACGCAATGGAGCTCGCGCCGCGCATGCGCGCCGCGGATTTGCGCGAGATCGAGGCGGCGTCCGGCGATCCGCCTGATGAAGTGCTGCGGCGCTCGCTGGCGATGTCCACCGAGGCATGGGCCGGCACTGTCGACGGCGAGGTGGCGTGCGTCTTCGGCGTTGGCGCCATGTCCCTGCTGGGCGGTCATGGCTCGCCCTGGCTGCTGGGGTCCGATCTGATCGAGCGCCACGCCTTCGCTTTCGCGCGCCGCAATCGGGCGATGGTGCGGCGCTGGCTGGTGCTGTTCCCGCTGCTGTCCAACCATGTCGACGCACGCAACGGCGTCGCCATCCGCTGGCTCGGCTGGCTGGGATTCGACGTGAAACCGGCCGTGCCCTGGGGCCGGCTGGGTTTGCCCTTTCACCCTTTTGAGATGAGGCATGCCTATGTGTGAGCCCGCAAGCATCGTCGCTGGTATCTCTGCCGTAGTCGGAGCCGTTGGTACGATTGCGCAAAGCCAAGCGGCAAACGGGCAGGCCGCCTACCAGGCCCAGGTGGCGCGCAACAATCAGATCATCGCCCAGCGCAACGCCGCCGACGCGCTCAAGCGCGGCGATATCGAGGAGGACAAGGTGCGTCAGCGCACCGCCTCGATCATGGGCCAGCAGCGCGCGCGCCTGGCCGGGCAGGGCAGCGTGCTCGATGAAGGCTCGCCGCTCGACATCCAGATGGATACGGCCGGGATGGGCGAGCTCGACGCGCGAACCGTGCGCAGCAACTTTCAGCGCGAAGCCTATGCCCACGAGGTGCAGGCGATGAACCACGCCGCGCAGGCGGCGCTGTACGAGACCAAGGTGAAGACCAGCATGCTGGATACGTTCCTGAAGTCCGGCGGCTCGATTCTCGGCAGCGCGGGCTCGGGCGGCAAGATCCAGAACGGCATCGGCTTCGGCTCTACGCGGGCGTTCGGCTGATGGCTGGCAGGATCTGGATCGGGCCGTACAAGCCCTTGGGCGTGAGCACGCAGGCGGTTCCCGGCGGCGGCTACATCAAGGTCGACACCAGCGTCGGCCAGTTCGGCGGGTCGGTCCTGGGCGGGCTCGACTGGCGGGGCACCGACGGCGACGCCGGAATGGCCGGCGCAGTCTCCGAGCATCTCGCCAACGACAACGTAGCCGTGGTGAAGGCGGCCGACGTGCGGCTGGGCGAGGCCGAGCGGACGCTGCTGTTCGATCCCCAGAACGGCTACCTCAACGCGCAGGGCCAAGCGGCGCTGACGAAGGCGCCCGAGGTGCTCAACACCTACCGCGAGGCGCTGGATCACGAGCTAGCGGAGACCGCCGACGAGGACCAGCGCGACATGCTGCGCGGCCTCAACGAGGGCCGGCTGGCGGACTTCACCACACTGGTCGAGCGCCACACCGCCGCCGAGCGGCAGCGCTGGTACGACGAGGCGGGCGACCGTCGCATCGCGCAGATGCGGGCCGAGGCCGGGCTGCACTGGAGCGACGACGCCATGCTGCGCCGCGCCCTGGGCACGACGCGCTTCGAGGTGCGCGACAAGGCCGAGCGCCACGGTTGGGACGCACCGCTGACCGAGGCGGCGCTACGGCAACACACCAGCCGCACGCTGGTGGCGGCGATCGAGGCGGCGGTCGAGCGCGATCCCGACCGCGCCCAGGCGGTACGCACGCGCTACGACCAGCATATCGAAGCGGCCGATCGAGCCGCGCTCGACGCGCTGCTGTCCGAAGCCCACACCCGCCAGCGTACAGACGCGGCGAGCGCGGAGATCCTCAACGCCACGTCATCAGACAGCGAGCAACCGACCCCGCAATGGCGACTGCGGCAAGCCGAAGCGATCGCCGAGCCGGCCGTGCGCGCCGCCACGATCCGCCGTGTGCTCAGCGCCGATGCAGCGAACCAGGCCCGCGCTCGTGCGCTCGCGGAGCGGGTGCTGGCACGAGTGCTGAAGGACGGCCTAACCGACCCGTCGCAGATCCCCGTGCGTGAATGGGTGACGCTCGACGCCGAGCACCGCCGGGCGATCGAGACACGCCTCGACCACAACGCGCAAGGCACCGAGCCTGCCCCGAACCCGGCTTTGGTGGACGAGCTGGCGACGGAGATGACCCGGGTGCCGGACATCTTCGTACGTCGCGATCTCCTCCCAGCGGTCGCGCACCTGGCGCTGCCGCAATGGCAGCGCTTCCGCGACCGGCAGGCCGGCCTCCGGCGCAACGACCCCGCGACCGAGGACCAGATCTACGCCATCAAGCGCGGCTTGCAGCTCGCCAACAAGACGCTGCCGGCGGAGATAGCGCAGGACGAGGCTACGAAGGTGCGCGCCGGACTGGTCGAGGACATCGACACCCAGCGTCGTATCACCGGCAAGAGTCTCGGCGACTCCGACATCATCGACATGCTCGCGCGGCATGTCCCGGCCGCGTCGGGCGCGACGCATACGCGCGAAGGCGATCCACGCCACCGGCCGGAGATCCATCAGGTCCGGAGCGACACCACAACCTACGGACCGAGCGTCGAGCTGCTCAAGTGGCTTTTGAGGTTAGGGATCGGGATCGAAGCCAACAGGGCGCTGAACGATGCCATGCGTTCCATGTCGAAGGGAGTCCTCGACGACACCAAGGCGGTTGCCGAAGCCACGGGCCTCAAGCTCGCGGACGGACATCCGAGCAGAATCAGACGTGACGGTGAGGATGTCTACTTCAATCCGCGGACCGGTCGATATCTCGTGCGCAACAAGCGCGGAGGGCCGGGCTACTGGGCCGAGTTCGACGCGCGTGGTGAATTCGTCGGGGTCGTCGGCGACACGCTGGTTCACGGCACCTCCCGCGACCAACTATCGCCTGCGCAAGTCAAGAAATGGACGCAGCCTGAAACCTTCCCAATAGGCGATCCGCCGCCACCCCTGCCGGGCTTCGAGCCAACCCCACTGCCGAAATGGCAGGAAGGCATCACGGCGGTTCCGCCGCCGCCGCCACTGCCGGGCTTCAGCTTGCCTGAAATCGTGGTGCCGCCCTATCTCGAGGCAGAGGAGCACGAGCACCATCATATTCCTCAATACCTGTGGAGTCCTCGCGCACGACGGAATCCCAATTGGAAGCCCAAGTACAAATTTTCGGATGACGTGATCGAGGCCTTCGATGGTCTCACCGTCTCCGTTCCGAAAGGTGAGCACTGGGGTAGACTCCATTACGGATACAGCCGTGAGGTGGGAAGACAGCTCCAGGCCTACCTGGAACTGAAAGCGGAGGAGCATAAGACCACGCCAGAGGACTATGCTGCCGGTATGGGCAGAACCGAGGCTCTCGAATGGTTCGAGGCGATGAAAATCGCGATCCGCAACCCCGACTACACCAAGTTCGGGACGGAAGAAGAAGCGACCTATGCGCAACGCGCGAAGGAATTCTTAGATAAGACGCTCCTATATCAGCGCGAGAAGTAGCGACTTCGAGCACTCACAGGTGACGCGATGACTAAAGACTACACCGCCGAACAAACAGCGCAACAACTGGTTCAGGTTTCGCCGCTGGTCAACTATGCGATGGCTCTGTCGGAGAAGATCCAGGGTACACAGATCTTCCTTTTCGGGGTGAAGCGAGTGCTGACTACCGACGAGATGGTTTCGATTTGTCGAGACATGGCGGCGGTGATCCGGCGCGAGATGCCAGAGAGATCTGAGAGATGGGCCGCGTCGATCTATGCTGAGCAATACGCCGCTTCGACGATGGGTATCTATTCCGTCGGATGGGCGGGACACCCGGACGAATGGCGCCTTCTCCCAGGACAGGAACGGAAAGCCTCCTACTACCCCGAGTTCCTGGCGCTGCGCGATCGCCTGCGCGGCGCTCTGGCCACGCTCGGGACTGAGTGTGTTCGTCCCAGGGGTGATGGCGATTTTCGTGTGGTAGACGGGGAAATCGGTCGCTTCAGGCAGACGGTCTTCGTCAGCCGACCTGAGTTCCTGACGACGGACTTGATCAGCACCATCCAGAACGTGCTCAAAGACGGCAGCGATGAATGGGTCGTCCACGTCGCGCCCGCCTTCGGGCCGCCGTTCGAGACATTGTGGGAGGGTATAGACGTTCGAGTCGATGGCGTTGTGGAGAAATGGGACAGGCAAGACATGGAACAGGTGCTCGGTGATCGGCTCAAGATCCCTCGCTACTCTCAGGATGACAGTTCAGCTTAATCACCGGCACGCCGTGCCAGGTGTCCGCCAACGCTTTCAGCATGCGGCCGCCGGCCGCGATGCGCGAACAAGCAGGCGGAAGTCGATCATCCCACTGTCCAGCCCGCGGCTACGCCGCGCCGCCACGCTCGTGCCCTTCGGTGGACCACTGGTCATGGTGGCGCGGAAGTAGCGCCGAAAAGGCCACGCGGAGGATTTTCGCCTGCCTCTCTCCGTAGGAACGGACGGGCCTGTTTGCCGCCCGTAGCCGCGGAACAACCCATCATAGAATCTGTCGCGGGGCACGGTGAGTTGAGTGCGCCCGATCCACAGCGCCGCGCGTGCCCGTCGAGGACAGACTCGAATGACCGGCAGGATCTGAATCGGATCCTACAAGCCGTTGGACCTCAGCACGCAGGCCGTGCCCGGCGGCGGTTACCTCAACATCGACGCCAGCGTCGGCCAGTTCGGCGGGTCGGTCCTGGGGGGCTCGGCGGACAGGCCGGCGACGGCGACGCCGGCGTGGCGGAGGCTGTGCCGGCGCGTCTCGCAACCGACAACGAAGCAGTGGTGAAGGCTGCAGACGTCCGGTTTCTCCTCGCGATCTATTCACGCGGCCCTACGCGCAGATGATTGGGCGGATGTGTTCGACGCCCGCCGCCGGCTCAGAGCAGCGTCGCGTGACCGGCAACGAAGCGCTTTCCGATCAGCGCGGTGCCCGGCAGGCGCGAGGTCGGCGAAACGGCGTTGCCGTGGATCGGGCGGCTCCGGTTCGTACATCTCCAGCACGGCCTCCAGGATCTCTTAGGGCGCGTTGTCGATCTTGGAGAGGCCGCGCAGGTTGAAGGCGCGCTCGTTGTTGGTTGATTTCATGTAGGCGTCGGTCCGCTGTCGCTGCTGGGCGGCGAGGGCTGCCCCTGGCTGCTCGGCTCCGATCTGGTCGAGCGCAACGCCATCGCCTTCGCGCGGCGCAACCGCGCCATGGTGGCGCGCTGGCTGCGCACCTACCGCGTGCTGCGCAACCACGTCGATGCGCGCAACAGCCAGGCGATCCGCTGGCTCGGCTGGCTCGGCTTCACGCTGAAGCCCGCGGTGCCGTACGGCGTCGCCCGCCTGCCATTCCATCCCTTCGAACGGAGCGCGTGATGCTCAAGTACTGGAACACCAAACCCGGCGAGCCGCCGACATACGATGCCAACTACTGCCCCTGGTTCGCACCAGCGATGGCGGTGGCATCCGCGGTGGTCTCCGCCGTCGGCACCGTCGCCTCGGCGCAGGCCTCGTCCTCGCAGGCCGCCTATCAGGCGCAGGTGGCGCGCAACAACCAGATCATCGCCCAGCGCAACGCCGCCGACGCGCTCAAGCGCGGCGACATCGAGGAGGACAAGGTGCGCCAGCGCACCGCTTCGATCATGGGCCAGCAGCGCGCCCGGCTGGCCGGGCAGGGCAGCGCACTCGACGAGGGTTCGCCGCTCGACATCCAGATGGACACGGCCGGGATGGGCGAACTCGACTCGTTGACCACGCGCGGCAACTACCAGCGCGAAGCTTACGCCCACGAGGTGCAGGCGATGAACCACGCGGCGCAGGCGGCGCTGTACGACACCAAGGTCAAGAGCAGCATGCTGGATACGTACCTCAAGGCGGGCGGTTCGATCCTCGGCGCGGCGGGCTCGGCGTTCGGCGGCAAGATCCAGAACGGGATCGGCTCGATGCGGGCGTTCAGCTGATGGCCGGCAGGATCTGGATACCGCCTTACAAGCCGCTGGGCGTGAGCACGCAGGCGGTGCCCGGCGGCGGCTATATCAAGGTCGACCCCAGTGTCGCCCAGTTCGGGGGCTCCGTCCTGGGCTCGCTCATCGGACGGGGCGCCGACGGCGACGCCGGACTGGCCAGCGCGGTCTCCGAGCATCTCGCCAACGACAATGAAGCCGTGATCAAGGCTGCCGACCTGCGGTTGGGCGAAGCCGAGCACGTGCTGCTCTTCGACCCCCAGAACGGCTACCTCAACACGCAGGGCCAGACGGCGCTGACCCATGCGCCCGCGGTTCTCGAGGCCTATACCCAGGCGCAGAACCGCGAGCTGGCGATGACCACTGACGACGACCAGCGGCAGATGCTGCAAGGCCTCAACGAGCGCCGGCTGGCGAGCTTCACCACCCAGGTCGAGCGCCACGCCGAGACCGAGCGGCAGCGCTGGTACGACGAGGCGGGCGAGCGCCGCATCGCGCAGATGCGGGTCGATGCCAAGCTGCACTGGAGCGACGACGCCATGCTGCGCCGCGCGCTGGGCACCACACGGACCGAGGTGCGCGAGAAGGCGGAGCGCAAGGGCTGGGACTCGCCACTGACCGAGGCGACGTTGCGGCAACACACCAGCCGCATCTTGGTGGCGGCGATCGAGGGCGCGGTGGAGCGCGATCCCGAGCGCGCCCAGGCGGTGCGTACACGCTACGACCAGCACATCGAAGCGGCCGATCGGGTCGCGCTGGACGCGCTGCTGACCGAAGCCCAGACCCGCCGGCGCATCGAGGCGGCGAGCGCGGAGATCCTGAACGCCACGCCGCCCGATGGTGAGCCGTCGACGCCGCAATGGCGACTGCGCCAGGCCGAGGCGATCACCGAGCCAGCCGTGCGCGCCGCCACGATCCGCCGGCTCACCAACGCCGCCGCCGCTGACGAAGCCCGCGCCCGCGCACTGGCGGAGCAGGTGCTGGCAAGGGTGCTGAAAGACGGCCTGGCCGATCCGTCGCAAATCCCCATACGCGAGTGGGTGAATCTCGACGCCCAGCACCGCCAGGCGATCGAGACGCGCCTCGACCACAACGCCGCCGGCACCGAGCCAGACCCGAACCCGGCGCTGGTAGACGAACTGGCGACGCAGATGACGCAGGCGCCGCAGAGCTTTGCACGCCGCGATCTCGTCACGACAGTTGCGCGCCTACCACTGCCGCAATGGCAACGCTTCCACGATTGGCAGGCCGGCCTCCGGCGCAAAGACCCCGCGACTGAGGACCAGCTCTACGCCGTCAAACGCGGCCTGCAACTCACCGCCAAGTTGCTGCCGTCGGACATGCCTGACGACGGCGCCGCCAACTACCGCGCCGAGCTGGTCGAGGAGATCGACAGATGGCGCAGGAGTCAGCATGCTCACACGGTACATCGTGCCGCAGAAGCACATCGTTCGCACGCTCGAAAACAGCAACAGCTCATCACCGGCAAGTGCTCAAGACGTCAATTTCAACAACAACAGGAATATCAAGCGGCACCCGGCGCTAGGTGGCTCGTCACCGGACATGATCGAGAAAAGGCTTCGCCGCGGCCCGATAGTACTAGGGCCTGTCCCCAATTAGGGGATTCCCAAGGACGATAG